CGACCAAATTGGGTTTACTAAAACCTAAAGCATCAGCTATCATACCAGCCGCTCCAAAAGCAAAACTTAAAGGACCAGCTAAAGAAGAAAGCAAAGGAATTGCTGCTAAAGATCCTGAAATGGCACTCGACGCATAAAGGACTTTAGAAGTCTTTTTCTTATCTTGTTCCTCATGGATAATATCTCCAGAGAAATTACCAGCAGTTTTCTTAACAGCTAATGCAGCTGGATCAGATTGTAACGAACCTACAACACCTAATTCAACTTTCTCGTAATGGCCCCACAAATAATATCCAGCATCTAATGAACCTCCAGAACCCGTAGTAAGGGGTTCATAGGGATACAAAAAGAAAGATCCGGGATTTGTGTTCCACTCTCCTACTGGATTGTAATAGTACGAATTGTACATACTAACCCAGGGTATACGAAGTACGGCTTCAGTTTGAGTACTGAGATCGACTTCGACATGAGGAAGTTGGAGAATTTGAACAAGAGTTGGTCTGTGCATACGGTACCATTCTGTTGATTTAGCAGTAGAAGAACTCCCAGCTGTGGACAAAAAGGCAAGTATATATCTACCTTGTTGCATGGGAGTGGCATTAACATTTAAAGTTAAAACTAAGTCAGCCTTAACGGTGTATATGCCTTTAATTTTCTCTGCGATAATATTGGCTTTGAGCGGATCATACCAAGGATGCGAACTGAACGTTGTAGGTCCATCCGTATTCTTGAAAGTTCCAGACTCCATAACAGTTGGTTTTCCAAGAAATCTAGCGATATCTGGAGGCGCGGTATTCGTAAAAGAATCACCAAAAGCATTAGCATCTAACACCATAGGCGTTTCATTGAAGGCTACTGCTGCATCATCCATATCGATTAAATCTCTAGGATTGGAGACGGGATTAACATCTGCCATTTGGAGATCACCGATCTCCGAAGTTAACTCACTAACATTTTTAATGTCTTCCCCGTGAGTAAGTGTGGGAAGGTCATTGTCGCTACGTTTAATAGGTGTACTAAAATTCATATTTGATGGGGAATAGTCATCAGAGACTAAGTTGAGAACTTTTTCCAAATTGACCTGATAATTGGTACATTCTAGGTTTTCACCATAATGTTCAGCCAATAGATCATTGATAAGACGAACTTTTTCATTAAAGATAGGTTCTGGATGCATCGCTAGTTCTCTACTAACGGTGTTAGCCTTATCAATTGTGATCGTTATACCGTCTATCTTTTTCGTCCAGTTTAACTGGTCTAAAAGCGGTTCTATGATCATTGGTGCCACCCAACGGCCCGCTAAAGGTTCGAATCTCCATCTCCTTTTTAAAAAGGAGATTTCTTCGAGCGTTCTTTGCACGGTTCCTCGTACTCCTTTATCTTCAGGAGTGTATATCATTCCGAAAACTTTCATAATAGGTCCTAAAGTGAACTCATTGAAAATTTCGGCAAACTGTGGGATAACAGTGAATACACTGTCATCTCCATGGGTATATAGACAAACACTCTTGTTAAAATCCCAGAATGACTTAGAGCCATTCTTGGTAAGAGTACGAAAAGCTAATTTATGATACATCCTATTAATAATCGAGTTAATTATAGAAGTGAGATAGGTACCAGATGGTAAACCATGGTCCCACTTATAAATTTTCCCTTTACTAATATGAACAGATGTCGTCAAATCCCTCCATAGTATTTCTCTACAACGACGTTCTTCTTTTGTCGAGTTAACATAATGAGATTCTATAATGGGCAGAATCGATGCAATTAACTGGGAAGATTGGGCTGTGTCAAAGCCTGAATAATCACCAGCATTACACCATATGTTTTTAGACAAAAGTCCGATGGCTAGAACATGCCAATCAGAACTATATGGATTAATCCCTATAGTAGAACCATTATCAAATCGGTTCTTAGTCATGGAATTTACAAAATCCCCAAAAAACCTTCGATATAATATCAAACTCTTTAAATCACCCGCAGAAAAAGTCCTAGTCATTCCTGAATCAAACTTTTTCTTAGAGACTGTTTCATCCTTGAGACAGTCAATATAAGCGCTAAAGGGTTTAATACCTTCGTTGATCATACGTTCTTCATCAGATTCTATTTCTTCCCTAAGTTCTAAAAACTTGGGAGTTGTCAAATCGAATTCTGGTTCATTCCCGAAAAACTCCCTTCTGCCCTTACCCTTTCGGGATAAAACATAAGGATATCCAGGAGACGTATTACGAGTTATACTTTTAAACTCGCAGTCATCTTCTAAGCCCAACACAGCTTCCTCTATTGTATAAATACGACGAGGGGTTGTACGAGTGTTAGTAAAATTCATCCAATCTATTTCAGAATGGACTAACTCGTTAA